TGCGTATGGTCAAGCTGATGCAATGTTAGAAAGAAGGGATAAAAACGTTTTTAATGAATCAATCAAAAACAATTAAAGAAATACGTTATTTATGTAGAATTAACGGTTTATCATTTAGAAAAAGTAATACCACTTTTAATAACAAACCGCTTTATTATTTTATCAATAGAGAAACGGGCGCTGTTGTGTTGTCTAATATGACTCTCTCAAGCGCATTAGATAACGCAGAAAAAATAAATGAGATCATCAATAATGAAACCAAAAATTAAACGAGTAGGACGATTTTGGGTATGTGGAGGGCCTTACGAAATTGCAGGATATGGACGCACTCCGTGTGAAGCTTATTTAAATTGGAGAAACCAATGGTTTTAAGGCCTTATCAGGATGAAGCTGCTGATTTTTTGTACAGCCGTGATCGAGCGATGATTCTTGCGCCAGTTGGTGCTGGCAAGACGGCCATCACGCTAACAGCTATGCAAGCAATGATTCAGGACGGGCATGTTAAACGATTCTTAGTCCTTGCACCTAAACGTGTGTGTACTGACGTTTGGAGGCAGGAAGGGCTTAAATGGGCTTCTAACATATTCATTGAAATAGCGATAGGAACTGCTAAGAACAGAATAGCAGCGTTTAATTGCGCTGCTAATGTGATCGTTACTAATTACGACAATCTGTTATGGCTATGCCGTGAACGTCCAGACTTGCTTCAAGGCTTTGACGGGATTGTTTTTGACGAGCTGACACGTTTGAAAAACCCGTCTGGATCACGTTTTAAAGCCTTGTTCAAAGTGATAGACCTGTTCAAGATACGCTGGGGGCTGACCGGATCGTTTACTAGCAATGGTTTAGAAGATGTGTTTGGACAATGTAAAGTAGTAGACCAATCATTGCTAGGTAGAAGCAAAAACGCTTTCCTACAGCAATATTTTGTTCTGATGAACCGTGATTATGGTGAATGGGCTGCACGTCCTGATTCCTTACCTAAGATTATGAAAACTATCAAACCTGCTACCTATTTGTTAGATGCAGGAGATTACGCTGATCTGATGCCACCTTTGCACATGGTTGAGATTAAGTGCCAGATGGATATGGAACACTATAATACTATGAAGAAGGATTTAGTTGTAGCGTTTCCCAGTGCAACTGCGGTTGCAACTAATCTTGCAGTAGTGACGGGTAAGCTTCAGCAAATGAGTTCTGGGTTTGTTTATCACTCGACAACTACACCCAGTAAATCGCCAGGTAAGTTCAACACTTCCACACAATCAATATGGTTTTCTAGTCATAAATTCGACAGATTAGAAGAATTGCTTGCAGAAAATCAAAGAGATTGTACAATGATTTTTTACATGTACAAGGAGGAACTTGAAGAACTCAAACGGAGATACCCTCACGCTCAAACTTTAGATGACCCTAATGCCGTTGAGCGCTGGAATACTGGGCAAATTGAGTTGTTATTGGCACACCCTAAGAGCGCAGGGCATGGTTTAAATCTTCAGCATCACGGCAATAAGATAGTGTTCTTATCATTGCCTTGGTCATTGGAGTATTTTGAACAGGCAATCGGGCGTATTCACCGGAGTGGTCAGAAACGTGAAGTGTGGTGTTATATTTTAATGACTGAAAATACTATAGACGAGCGCATTTATTCTGTCTTACAAGAAAAATGTACTTTATCTGAAATTGCGATAGCGGAGTTACGATGAAATTAAGTTGGCGAAAACTAAATGAAGTATTACCGGATTTAGAAGAAGAAGAAGTCTTTACGCTTCTTGAGATGGAAAAAGTAGGTGCTAGACGCGCGATGGTTTTGATACGGCTACATCAACGTTTTTGCACCTTGAGGATGGCTAGAGAGCGCAATCAATTATTTGGGGAACATCAATGATCTTTTATAACTGTGACGAGCTAGAAAATAAACTTTATAAAGCTGGAATCATTAACATGATTCTATCCGTACTGCTGTGCATCTCATTACTGTTTAATTTGCATTGTGCAATGGCAGAATCAATCAACTGCACGACTTTTGGTACTTTAACAACCTGTACTAATGGAATGACAATTAATAGAATGGCATTAGGCACAAACATTACCACACCCGAATTGCCGGTCTTACCACCAATGGAGCAAATAGCACCTGCTATGCTAGTTGCCCCCTTTCCTCAAATTCAACCTATTGAACCAATCCCCAGCTTCAATAAGTAATTAATCAACTACTTCTTCAGCAGGCATCGCTTGAACTTGCGGGCCTGCTTGAAGTTGTATCTTTTGAATGACTGGAGCAACTTGGGTAAATTGACCAACTCCCAATGCGTTCATGATGATGTTTAGTTCTTCTAATGACAATGTCAATGTAATTTCGTTCATGATAATATTAATTCTGCTTCTTTATTTCTACGAATAGTAAGACCTTTTAAGACCTTACCGCCTGCTTTATCCCAACGTTTGATTTCAACCGCTGCGGAAACCCAATCATTAGCATCTACTTTTTTCTTCAGCGTTGAAGAAGTGTAACTACCAATGCCTAAATTATAAACAAAATCTGCTATTGCAGCTTGTTTTTCCATATTAACTGTTGCTAGTATGGGTGAAGCCTTAATCGCTCTGTTAAGCACCTCTAATGCCGTTTTAATTAAATCTTCATCAGCTTGGTTTTGAGTCCAAGTCATTCTTTCTTTAATGCCTTTGGTTTGACCGTATCCTATCGTCCAAATCCCTGCTGGGCATTTATAACTGGTAAGTTTACATCCTTCTGACTCTTTAATGAGTTTGATTAATAGTTCTAATGCCGACATTAACCTTTACCAAAAACATATGCCACTACAGCAAATATAGCGCCAACGGCAAAAACAATCCCTCCAAAGAAACCCTTGTTGTTTGCAGATTCTTTTTTAAGTTCATCGAGAGCTGTAAAGATTCTATCCGATCTTCTTCTGGAATCTTCAAGTTCTTTATGAAGTTCTTGCGTAAGCCCTTCAATCTTTTGTTCTACTTTAGCAACTCTACAGTTAAGGTCAAGGTCTGTCACGTTTTTTCCTTTTAATCTTTTAAAACCAGTCCTAATCCACCTGCAACTGCACTGGCAAGTATCAAAAGCTGATCTATAGGCTTACCTAGATAAATGAATACTGAACCTGCAATGGCTGTTGAAAGCCAAATAAGCCCACGTTTAGTTGATGCTTCTGACCAAAGTATTTTCATGTTTTTATGATATACATCATTGCTACGTTTTTAGGACGGGTTTCTGTACCACCAGTAATGCCTGTTGTATTGGATTGAATATCCGCAACACCTGATCCAGTAGTATGCGAACCATTAAAATCTTGATAATTAGTTGTTCCAGTAGGCCCACCAAAAGTAATTGATGCGCCATTATCTGTATGCGTATGCCCTGCGTCAGTATGCGTATGTCCAGGATCAGTAATCGGGCCAACTAAATCTGCTTGCGTAGAGCCTAAAACTCGGCCTACATCCACACCAGCACTATCATCCCAACCTCGGACAAAATAACCTCTTAAATCAGGGAGATTGAAAGTGGTTGTGCCATCACCTGCACCGTATAAAATCCCGCAGACACCAAAAAGATTAACATAAGTCGTTCTTGATACGGCTGCACCATTACATTCTAAGTACCCTAATGGCACTACGTTACCAGCGTAGGCAGCTACATGACCGATAGGCCCTGCCGATCCAGTAATATTAATAGGCCAGTTAGCCCCAAAATCGGTTGTTTCCTGTGAAGCAGTAAAATTAACTCCATTCCACCCCATGAAGATGTCGGTGTTGGATTGTGAAGTAGATGTACCTGCAAACACATAAGGAGGTGCAAACGATGTCGGAGCGTTGACACCGTAGATGTTATCAAAGGTTGAGATAGCAGGGCCATTAGTTTCACCAACTAAAGGAGCGCCTTGCAATACCAACTTGTAAATACCATCTAACCAAATTTCACCGCCTGTTTCACCTCTAGCGTTTAAAACTATAGGGTTAGGCCAAGGTGTTGTAGCAGCACCATCTTGATAAGCGGTTAATGGTGTAGAAGTACCAGCAGCATAGAACCAAATAAGACCACCATTTAGGAAAGTCCCATCATCGCTAAACTGAGCGTTTTGTAGAATCGGTGATAAGTATGCTTGAGTCATTTCAATTCCTAAAAATAAGGTTGTTCATTATCTTCTACCTTGTTGCGATGCACCTGCACCGACAGAGCCAACATATGGCCCCATTCGAGATAAACCTTGACCAACTGCTGATCTGATCGGGCCTGCTTCTTTTAATGATTGTTCAACCATTAATTTTTGAAGTTCAGGTGAATAAAATGCTTTACCACCAAAGAAAGTAGCAAGTCCAGCAGGAATACCTGTAATACCTGCGCCTATCAATTCGTTAAGCCCTAATCGACCAGCAGAACCAGAATCAGGATATTTATTACCGATAATCTCTTGTGCTTGTCTAGCAGATACTTGCATTGGCATTTGACCTTCAGCGTAACCTGCGCGGTTTCTACCTCGCAAAGCTTGTAAAAGTGAAGCTGGAGTAGCCATTTCATGTCCTACGCTTGATGTCATTGCAGTTTCCATACGTTTAACATCTCGATACGCATTATCAGCCGCGCTTAATGCTTCAGCATAACGAGGATTTTGCATTTCCATCATTTGCTTTAATTGATTAGCTGCTTCTTTAGCGGCATCACCAACACGTCTTTCATCAGCAATTGAACTTTTACCATAGCTTTCACCAACAGTTCGTAATTCGGATAACATTTCTTTTAATGATCTGCCATCTACTCTTTGGCCATCTTTAAAACGGCTGATTACGCTGTTTTCTAAAATATCATCGATTTGATTTCTAAACTCAGGGCGTAAATTCTTTGATAAGTCTTTAATGCCTTGAAGTCCAGATGCAAGTTCAGGAGTCATTGCACCGCTTGATTGAGATACTAAATTATCGTAAGCATTACTAACTGCTTTTTTAACTTTAGAAAACCCTTCCGCAGTCGGTTCAATTTTACCTAAATCTACAACTTCACGTTGAATAGCTGCTTGACCAGGTAATGCAACTTCTTGACTTGGTGCAGTACGAATACCTTTATTTAATGTATCAACAATACCTTGAAGTGTAGAAGCGTTAAAACTTTCCAAACTACGTTTTTGAGCTTCAGCGATATGAGTTCCGATAAAAGGTAATGAAGTAGCTTTTTCTTCAAGCGGTTTAAACCCTCCTCCTAATGCTTGACCGATAGTAGGTGTACCACCAGCTTCAACAAATTCCTTAACGCCAGGCGCAGCAACAGGCCCTCTAAACATAGCACCTAATCCTTTAGCTACACTTTCGCCTACACCTTGACCAACAGCACCATACATTCCACTTTTAGCACGATCTTCAGGTGATAATGCAGCAGCAGTTCCACCAGCACCAACTATTCTAGCCAAGAACGGCAATTTACCCATAGGGGTCATCGCAGCGGCTTCAGCTGCAATGTCAACACTTAGACCACCTAAAGTTGCAGGAAGCCCTGCTTCTTGCATATAGGCTTCACCAGCTCTTAATTTGGCAATATCTTCTTCAGTTAAATCAGCAAATAAACCTTTTAACCCTGTTGCAGCTTTAGTTAATGCGATGTTTGCACCTCGTCCAGTTCGCATCAATGCACTTTCTTGAGCAGGATATTTAGGTACACCATAAGCTTCCCAAGGCGAGGGCATTGCTTGAGGCATCTGCTTAGACGTAGCATTAATAAAGGCTTGTGAAAACGCATCATTAACTTGCGGTTTAGAATTAAACGCTGCGGTAAATTCTTCATCATTCATGGCTATTGACCTTTATTTCGATTAGCACGAACTTTCATTGCAGTTTCATGAGTAATTTTACCTTCTCTACCTAAATCTAACAATTCAGCATCTGAATATTTACCATATTTTCCAATATACCGTTGTTCTTTTTTGAACCATTCTTCAAATGCTGCCATTTTTTGATCGATAGTCATATCGGATTCAAGATTACCAACTTGTTTTAAGCGTTGTGCTAACTCTTTATCTGATTGCGATCCTGGTGCAAAAGGTACAGTATTAGCCATATCATTTGCGACAACCGCTAAAGCTGATTGAATATCTCCTGATGCTAAAGATTCACCTATAGTTTGACCAAATCTATTAGTCCAATATTCGATATCGCTTCCTATAGAACCTTTAACCAAATCTCGGATATGATTAATGTCAGGAAGCGTTTCAAATGAATTAAGCGATTTATTGATTGTCTGTTGTTCTTCAGCTTGTTGTTTAGCGGTGATTATTGCGCCTTCTTTTTCAGCAGTTTGTTTAATTTGTAAATCTCTAGCTTGTTCAGGGCTTACAATTGCGCTTCCTTGTTCTGGAGGAAGTGTATTCAATAAATCATTTCGCGCTTTAATAAGCGCTCCTCTTGCTGTTGGCTCTTGTACAGTTTGCAATAATGAATTTATTGAATTAAGCTGTGCAGTCATTTCATCAGGCATTTGCATTTGTGGAGCGCCTCCTAATGCAGGTTTCTGTTGATATGCACCAACAACTCCTGGCACTTGTTCAACACCGCCATATTGTTGCTCCGCAGTCATTGGAACACCTACATTAACTCTAGCTTGTTGTTCTGCTGTTGTTTTTGATGATTCTTGTAATGATTGAAGCCTACGCGAACGAAAACCTAATCCAGCAGAAGCATTTTCAAGAGCTTCAGGAGATATAGTATTAGGATCGTAAGGAGGATAATTTTTACCTATTAATCCTTGTTGCTGAAAATTTGATAAAGCTTGTCCGCTTTCAGAATGAAACATTTGAAGTGCTTGATCTTGAGGAACACCTTTAGCTAATCTTTCATAATACATATCAACAATTGGAACGGCTACTTGCGCTCTTATTTTTGCATGTTCTTGTTCCATTTTATCTTCAATTTCACCAGTCTGCGCTTGTTGATGCCGCATCCCTATCAAAGCTTGTTGCAATTCTAACTGGTTTTTCATTGCCGTTTGTGCGTATTCAGGGCTGATAGCACCGATCGCTTGATACGATGGATTAGCTTGTTGAGCATATAAAGCTTTTAACCCTTCACGCTCTTGTTGCGCTCTACGGGCATTATTTAAAGCTATAGCACTAGCTTGAGCTTCTTGTCCGGTCTTTAAGGCGTTAGGATATGCGTCCCATTGCATTTTTAAAATTTCAGTTAAATCACTCATTTTAACCCCCTAAACCAGGTTGATAGCCCCAAGATACTTGCGATGAAGGCGAACCGCCTGGATATGCACCCCCACCACCACCACCACCACCACCGCCACCAAAATAACTGCCTAATGAGCCAATACCACCTCCACCAAATAAGCTTCCTAATGACCCTACTGCACTAGCAGCTCCAGTCCAAGGTGCAGCTGCTCCAGCAGCGTTAGCAGCGCCTAATGCTTGATAAGCTGGAGCCATTGCATTAGCCGCGCCTACACCTATTTGACCTAAGCCTAATGCAGAAGTAGACCCTAATTTGGCAGGTTCTAAGTACATCGTACCAATTTGTGCTTTCTGACTTAAATCTTGATTAAACGCAGTTCCATAGGCTTTTTGCGCTCGTTCCCAAGCAGATTGATATCCTTGAGCAGCTTGACCTTGAGCATAAGTGTTCATGGCTTGGCCAGCCGCACCCGATAGCAAGCCACCTTTAGCCGCTGCGCCTTGTTGAACGCCTTGCAATCCTTGTTGCAATTGGAATTGATAACCTGGCGTTGCTTGTAGTTCAGCTAAGTTCCTAACCATCGGTGTGTATAAAGGACTTTGTCTGTAGTCCTCCATACCATAACGCGATGTCAGGTAAGGTAAATTAGCTTCATATCCTGTAGCCCCAATTTCACCTAAATGAGTGTAAGGCTTAATGTCTTTTTGAGCATTACCGTAGACTTTCTTTGTCCATTCTAATTGCTGACGTGCAACATCCGCCATTGCACTTGAAGCAGCAGATTGACCTGCCCCCCCCATTAATCCAGATATTGCACCTGCCGCAGCTATTCCCCAAGGCATAGTAACCCCCTACCCGATTCAAAACTAAAAATTAAGTTGTTCATACTATTCCTCTGACACGTTCAATAGCTGCGGTATTCTGTATATTCATTTGACATAACATTTTATGCCGTTCTTGGTTAAGTTCTTTGCGAAGCAAATAGTAGTATGCTTCTGACATAATTTCGTAATTAAACAAGTCTTTATAAGCTATTCTATACCCTTTAAGTTGAATCATCAAATCAGCCGAATATGAAGGCATCACTTTAAAGCCTAGCTCTACTATTGATTTATTTATATCATCAAAAGGACGGTCTATAATTAGCTTTTTAGCAGAGTGTAGGTTAAGTTCATCCACTCTAATAAACGCACTGGTTTCAGCAATTCCTAAAGTTCCGTTATACTCCATCGCATCTAAATCAGTCGTATGGTAATACATAGCTGATTCATGAATACACAATGAAGTATCAGTTGTCAGCAAGTTAGAAACCCATGCTGTTCCTGATCTAGGAAGCGCTAAAACCATGAAGTCAATCATTTTTTACTTTAATGGCGTTTCATACGCTCCAAGGTAATGGAGGAGTTATTATTGGGGGGGAAATTAAGTTCTTTATTTGAATTTTAATACCGGTTTCATAGTTAGCTATTTGCTCAACTTCTAAAGAATTTTTCACCCAAGATATAACTTCATCAGATGTTAAATCTGCAAAAGGTATGTATGTAGTTTTATTTGGATCAACTTCAAAGCATGTCATTCCATAAATATAACCTTCATATGAGCCATCGCTTCCTGTTAATTTCCAATGCGCTGTGGTCACATACATTGGCTTTTCCCCTGCAAGCGGAACACATTCTAAAGATTCTACATTCCAGTCATATACTATTGTTGTCATTTTATTTTCCTAATTAATAAGATGGATACCATTTAGCCGTTGTTACATCATAAGTCATAATTAATGCTTTGCTTACTACAGCCGTTGATGCTAAAGCAATATTCCCAGCAGTTGTCGTGGTGAAAATACCTGTAGGGATAAGTGTAATTTGACCACCGCCTAACGAAATTGGACTTGGCGCAGTAATAGTTACTATTGGAGTTACACCTGAAATAAACGTAATGGCTTTAGTAGGCGCAATAGTTGTGGCTGAAGCTATAGTAGGCGCTGCTGCTGACGTAGCATTTACACCATAATTTACTTGATTACCTGACGCATCGTAATAGGTACGGATAGTGCCAGCTCCATCAGACAGCACAACATAGTTAGTTCCAGTGAGAGATATAGGGGCAGCTGCCCCTGTGTAACTTCCAATAATTACATTTCCTCCACCTGTTGTTATAGCATTGCCAGAGGTGTAGCCAATACATATATTATCAGTTGCGGAAGTCATTGCGCTTGCAGCACCATAACCGACAACAGTATTACGAGAACCTACAGAAGTGTATAAACTTCTAAATCCGATAGAGGTATTAAAATTCCCCGTAACATTAGTGAAAAGCGCTTCTCTACTTATGGCTAGATTACCCTGACCAGATGTATTCTTAGATAGCGCATAATACCCAATAGCGACATTATTTACACCAGTTGAATTTAAAACTAACGCATTGCTACCTAACGCAGTATTTGTTAAATTTGCTCCTCCACCTAAACCAACAGTCGCGCCATTTATAGTGGCGTCAGAACTTCCTGTTATTGTAGTAAAAGCACCTGTAGTTGCAGTAGTTGCGCCAACAGTACCATTAATATTTATTGAGGCTGTACCTGTCAAATTAGTAACTGTACCGCTTGATGGAGTTCCTAATGCACCGTTAAAAGTTACAAATGCGCCAGCAGCGCCTACATTAGTTCCAAGTGCAGTTAAAACTCCAGTTCCAGTTGTAGTTGTAGCAGGAGCGCTTCCAGCTCCTCCACCAATCATTAAAGCGTTTGCTGTTAATGCTGCGGAAGTAGCCCAAGTAGTTGCTGAACTGAAATAAGGAATACCTCCTGAAGTCCCTGCAACAGTAAAAGCTGGAGTAGTTGTAGCTGTAGCAACAGTTATTAATCCTCCAGTAAAACCTACTGAAGTAACTGTTCCGCCTGATCCTGTAGCTGACAAAGTTCCAGTTGTAAATGAAACGCCTGTTCCAATTGTTACGGAGCTGAAACCGCCAGAGCCATTACCGTAAAGAATAGCCGATCCAGATGTTGCAGGGGCATAATCAGTTCCAGAAGCTGCAATAGATAAAACACCTGTTGATGTAGTATTTTTAACTATCCCAGTACCCAAAGCACCTAGAAATTGAGCGCCTGTTAATCCAGTATCTGTTGTGCCTTGTACAATAAATTTATTAGCAAAAGCTACGTTTGCAGAGCCATCTACAGAATTACCAGCTAAATTTCTTGCAGTTGCCCATTTGCTTGCAGTTGCAGCGTTTCCACCAATGCTTAGACTGGTTGCTGTACCTGAAAAATTTGTTCCAACAAAAGTGGGTGATGATGTAGTTGCTATATCTTGAGGTAAACTTAAGGTAACTGCACCTGTTGAAGCTGACGCAATAACTTGATTAGTCGTACCTGTAATAGAGGTAACGCCATTAGAACCTTGAATACCTGCAACCGAAATTGTCCAGTTAGCATAAGTACCTGATCCGCCAATAGAATCAACATTGACTACTAAGGTTGTACCGCTGAAAGATGTAATTACGCCTTCCATGTAATTAGCAGGTGTAGTGACGTAAGCCACTCTAACTCTAGTTCCTACTGTAAAAGCCGTTGAAATATTAGAAAGGTTCGTAGTGAATGTTTTTGATCCTGTTGCAATAGCTACAGAAGAAACGGACGTTAAATTGTAATAGCCAATTCCAACTTCAGTAACGGGTGTTGCTGTAACAATTACAGAAGGGCTTTCAGGGTGTGTTGGTGAAGTCCCAGCAGGTAATGTCTGTAAACTTACATTAGTGCTATCAACATTCCACACCAATTGAAGGTAATCGCCAGCGCTTAATTTTAATACATAATTCCAACTTACAATATTAACGCCATCAATTCCACCATGCTTTTGTTGAATAGCTACTGTACCCATAGAATCAGTAACATCAGTACCGTTAAGTCTTAGCCATATTTGAGCATTATGGATTTGGGTATCTGTATTTACAAATTGTGCCGAAAACTGAAGATTGTAAGCGCCTTCATAAGCAAAGGTAATTCTACTGCTGGACACTATACTAATACCATTACTATTCGCATCGGTGCTGTTAAGTGTTATTAAATAAGCTACAGTTGTACTGGCTGCAGTTTGATTAGTTGTATCCCAAAACGATCCCCAATATCCTGTTGTACCAATACCTGTTGCTACAGTTGCCCAAGTAGGTACTGTTGAGCCATTAGATGTTAAAACCTGACCTGCTGATCCTGCTGCGGTAAATGCGTATTGAGTACCATTACCGACAGCAACAGCGCCTGCTGTGGGAGTTGCTGTGCCATTTGTACCGCCATTGGCAATAGGTAACGTTCCAGTAAAAGTAATATTGGGTGTAGTTCCACCGCTAGAAGCAATATTTCCGCTTCCGGTAACAGCAGTTACGGTACCTGAACCTTTATTGTTAAATGTATTCCAATCAATTGAAGATAGATATCCATCAGCAGCAGTTCCAGCTTGGCTGATACTAATAGCTGGAGCAGTTCCGCCAGACGAAGCAATAGGCGCTGTTCCTGTTACAGCAGTAACTGTACCACCTGATCCTGTAGCACTTAACGTTCCAGCTACAAATGTAACTCCACTTCCAATTGTTACGTTACTAAATCCACCAGTACCATCGCCATACAAAATAGCTGTACCGGACGTTGCTGGTGCTTTACTATTAAAAGTATTCCAATCAGTCGAAGATAAATAACCGTTTGTACTAACACCAGATTGGCTAATACTAATAGCTGGAGTAGTTCCGCCAGATGATGCGATAGGTGCTGTTCCTGTTACGGAAGTAACCGTTCCACCTGATCCAGTAGCTGATAAAACACCGCCAGCAAAAGTAACACCTGAACCGATAGAAACGGAACTAAATCCGCCAGCGCCATCGCCATACAAAATTGCATTGCCTGATGTTGCAGGAGCAAAATCAACGCCTGCTACAGCGTTATTAAATCCCCCTGAACCATTACCTTTTAAAATACTGGTTCCAGTTGTAGAAGGCGCGTAAGTTACCCAAATGACACCATTCCAATAAACCATTTGATCTATTGTAGTATCAAAATAAGGATAGCCTATGTAAAGATTTTGAGTTGGCCTACCTGATGTAGGGCCGCTAGCTACAACTGATTGCAGAATAGGTTGTAATTGGCTAAACCATTGCGCCCAAGGCGTTTGCACTCGGTCATTAGCATCAACTAAAGTAGACTGAAAAGGGGGTTGAGAAATAGACATTATTTAGAAGCCTGTGTTGCGTAAGCAGCAGCGCCAATCAATACGGTTTTGATTGGATCAGTTATTCTAAATTTAAAAACATAGTTTCGCGAAACACCTAATCTTCGCCATTCAGCACGGCTTAAGAAATTACCTTGCGCTCCGCAAGTTGCCCACATTTCATCACCCCAAGTATAACCACCATCTCGGCTCACTTGAAGCATGACTTGAGGATTTTGACCTTGGCCATCATTAAGCCCTCCACCTTGTTCCATATCCAATCGCAAACGATAAATATGAAGTTTATTAAACGAGGTGTTTACAAAAAAATGAGGCGTGATTAATTCTCTAGCTATTAAATCTCCATTATCTGTGTAAGATGCAGGATCGAGAATATACAAATTACCATTACGATAATCGGAAGTTATTACATGGAAGTCAAATTGACAGCCAAAATTAGCATAATGTCTTGTGGTAGCACCAGATAATAAGGTACTCCAAACTTGTGAAGTTGCATCATATAGCCAAGTAACCCCTTGTTGTTGGAAACTTATTTGATAAAATTCATGCCCATTTTGACGATAGCTAAATGCAATTGCATCGCTTGGATTTACATATTCATTAAATAAAAAATCTAAATCAGGTGTAGATACAGTAACAGGCCGATAATTTTGAATCGTTACAACTGATAAGCCGCCTCGTCTAGCCCGTCCTAAATAGATTAGTTCACCATTACATCGAGCAATACTCCATCTAGCAGCTACGCCCATATCAGTAGGAGAGCCGGGAATTCTTAACAAAGGAAATGGATATGCACCAATGTCTTGCCAATATTCTTGGGATATAAAGCCTAACAATACTAAACAACTATTATCAACAGCAACTGCTTCTAAATTATCAGTATAAGCTTCTTTACTAGCAAAAGATAAAGCGTTCCACGTAAATCCATCATAGAGTTGGGATAAGTAAAATTGTCTTGTATTAGGTGAATTAACAATGAAATATCCATCTAAGAAAGTTACAGTGTTACCGCCAGGGAACCCAGCAGCTGTAATTTGCCTAAAATTATTAATTATTTCTAACCCTCCTGCGCCAGCAGGAGTTGTACTTGGTACAGCAAACGTCCATTCATTAGCTAATGTGCAAGTTCCAGTTCCTACTGTAGTTCCAGTAGCTGCAAACGAAGTACCAACTTCATTATTTGGAGCGCCAACTAATTGAAAATCTGATGTACCTACACTATTAATAACATATTGAGTGCCAACAATTAATGCTGTAGCAGAAGTTAAGGGGAAACTAACTGTATATTCACCTGATGGCACTGGCCCTGCGGTTTTTAAAATATCAACATTATCATTTGTATGTCGGTTAGTCGCAGTTTCTGTTACTGCAACAACGCCATTTTGTAAATATGTAAGAAGCCCTGAAGAGCTATTGTTTATGACTACTCCTGTCCCTACTCCAATTGCAGATGCAGTAAATTCTAATCCAACAGTATTAGACGCAGCTCCATAAAGCGTAAAATTAGTAGTCCCTACGATTAGGATTATATATTTTTGACCTACTACCAAAGATGTTGCTGGAACATTAACATCAATAGTTGCAGGAACAACAGTGCCTGTTCCAAAGGTTGCTTTAGTAGCAGTAAAAACAGCGCCTAATACATTAGAAGCTGCCCCTGCAAGTGTAAAATCTGAAGTTCCTAAAGTTAAAACTGTATATCTTGCTCCTATTACTAAAGCAGAAGCTAGAATAGGGGTTTGTAAAGATGGTAAAACTACATTAAAAGTCCAACTACCTTGTGTAGCTGAAGCAATTGTATAGGCTCCTGAAAGCACATCCCCACCATCAGTAGTGATGGTGGTGGTATCGCCAGCAATACCAGCATTAATGTAACCAGTTACAGTTATTGCTAACCCTGTTCGAGTATAAACATTTGAAACTGAATTAGCTGGATAGGTATAACTTAATTGAAGTGTTTTAGGCTCGTAAATGTATCCGTTTTCACCATCAACAATTATAACCTGTTGAGCATTATCAGAAATAGATACTGTGCCTTCAGCGGTTGAAAGCGTTCCTCTTTCGGTAACTACGCCATCTTTATCAATCTCTAATAACTTATTAGCATTTACCGAGTAGAGTAAATTTAAAGATTGTAACCACCATAATCCTCGCGAAGGGTTCTTACCTGCATTAGCAAATAAGGTTAATCCTGGTGTTGGATATGCAGCTAAATTTGTTTTATCTTTTTCAGGTTTAACTTCAAGAAAAAGATTCTGTCTTTTTTGAGCAGAAACAGCTTTAGACCGTCCAGCTATGCCAGCTCCTAATATAGGAAGAACAATGGCTTCTGGCATTATCGTCCGTATCCATCGCTATAAATATTATATCTCATTTGGCTGGTACTCATAAGCGCTACATCCGTACTAAGGGTAGGAGTTCGTTGATTAATTCTTTTAATGCGTTTAATAGCATTTTGAGCTAATGCAACAGAAGTTTGTCTAATATCAAATTGGTATTCTTCCGCAATTCGAATAGCTAAATTAAACACTATTGCTTCCCAATAACCTGGAGGAAGGCTAATGTATGCAGTAGGATCATTAACAACCGTAAAAGGCTTCCAAGATGTCAAAGTAATTGTTTCATTGCTTGATGAACATATCGGGTAGATGTAGACATTTCCAATAGGAAATCCTCTATCATAAAACAAATAGCCGGGGAAATTTGTTTGTAAACTTTTAAGTCTTACAGCATTGTAATCATCCCATTCCATAATTTGCATAGGATAATCAACTGGTATGCTACCTGTGTAGATAGTAAAATATGCGTCTATAATTCGGCTTGGTCTGATAGTATTCCAAGTAGCTCCAAGCCCTATAGTATAAGGGTTAGTGCCGGAGGATAAAGGAAATGTTTCTCTAGTGATCTGGTAAAGCATTAATTCATCAGCAGACCACGAATCTAACATACGATTAAGCGATTCTATACCGTCTTTAAGCTCATTTGCAGTTAAATCAGTATCTACAGAAGATACTTGAATTAATCGCATTGCAGCTCTTACTAAATCATTTGCCGTATAAAGCTGGCCGATATTGCTGACCATTGAAACAGCAATAGCATAAGGTGAAATATGCGCCCATTCTTCTGGGGCATTACTCCAAAAAACTGATCGATTACCCCAAATAGGTGCTGGCAAAGTCCAAATATCATTAATAAATACTGTTGATATGAGATTGCCACCTATTAACTGAATATCATAATCTTGTGTTCCGTCAGCCACCCAGAATGAAATATTATATCCTGTAGTTAAAACTAAAGGATTAGCTATAGGGGTAGTCATCGCTTGATCTTCAAAGATTGCTACCGCAGAAGAAGTATTTGCATAAAATACTTTACTGGAAATTATACCTAATTGGCCCCCTAATTGAGGTACTAAATCTATAGTAAAATAACGGCTCATAATTATGTCGCGCTTGTAGTTGCCATTAAATAAACAACTTGCCCATCTATAAGGCAACGTATTTTTCTATTTACCGTATTGTCAACGCTATTAAAAACTAAAGTGTTGTTTGATGATTTAAAACTTAAATGTGAATTTGTCCCGTTATTAAAGCTAAAAGATAATAACCCTGTAGTATTCGCCGCAATATCTGAAGCAATATTTTTTGTAAAATGTGATTGGTTTGCGCCAATAGTCAAAGGGTATAAAGTGCCTACTGTATTTGTTCCGGCTTCTGATGTTGTACCCCCATAAACATTAACATCAGGCCCAATAGAATAAGTTGTTCCTGATGCAGAGTAAAAATTAACGCCAGCGCCATTATTTTGGTAAATGACAGAGCTTGAAACTATATTGTTTGTACTCCCTGTATTAAAAGCAAAAACAGGAATAGTTGTGCTATTGCCAGTAAAATTACATCCGGAAATTACGTTATAGTCTCCAACAAATTCTACAGGTGTGCCTATAAAACAACCTGATATTTTGTTATATCCATACTGCGTATCTTTAAATGCGAATACATCAGTTGCGCTTGCTGGTTCAGCAGGAAAAGCACCTTTTGCTGGTATTCCTGCGCCGCATCCTAAGAAAGTTGAGCCTGAGCAAACAACTGGTGCATTTGACTTAATATCACATCCAGCGTCTCCAAAAAATGCAACATTAGACACATTCAATATGCTAAAAGCCCCTGTATTTACCCAAATTCCAGCCGCATTAGGATTACCTGTAAAAGGGTTGGAGGGGTTATTTCTCGGATCTAAAGGGTTTACTCCAGCATATTGAATAATAGCGTTAGATATAATTCCTATATCTGATGAAGAATTTGTATCAAAATATATTTCGCCTTTTGAGTCATTATTTAAAAAAGCATTTGTTAATTGTAGCCCTGCTCCAGTGCCAACATAAATACCATACTGACCATTAGCAAATGTTTCAATATTGCTCATAAAAGGTGCTGCGCCTGCAATACCCCCTGTTGTATTTGCTATTAAATAAAGACCACTTAAATAATTAGTATTTACCGAAAGAGAGTTCCACTTACCCTGTGACCCTGCGCCATAAATACCATATCCATAATTCTGCTGAATAAGCAACCTTTCTAAAGTTGAGTGTGCTGATCCGTTTATATTAATGCCTGTATAACATTGCGTAATGAACAAATCAGATAATGTAAATGTTATTGCGCCTGTGCCTAAAGTTCCATTAGTATTTGTAGATACAGCTATTGAATTTGTATAAGCTGGGTTAGTAGGCCCAGTAATGCTTAAAGATGTGATAGTGAAATAATTATAATTACAATAGAATATATTTCCGTTATGCGTTGCTGTTACTGTAGTAGCTGATATTCCATCTCCAAACACGGTAACATTACCTGGTACATTTAATGGAGCCGAAACTTTATAGTTTCCTGCTGGTAAATGTAATGCCCCTCCTGAAATACTTATAGAAGCTAAAGCGTTATTAATGGCAGTAGTATCGTCAGTAACTCCATCTCCACTAGCCCCAAAATCTTTAGCTGAAATATTAATTTGTGAAGTTACATCTTGAATCTGTGATACTTTACCTGTAACAACTGTAACACTTCCAAAACTATAAAATGCGCCTGTTACAGTACCTGTGATTTTATAACTTCCAGCAGGAACAGCTATACCTGTAGGGTTTGCAGCGGTAGCTGCAATAAAAGCAGCTGTATCATCAGTTAAGCCGTCACCTACAGCGCCAAAATCTTTAACATTTGGAAAGTCACCAAACATATCTGAGATTAATCTTGGTGTAGCACCAGTTAAAGAAGTACCATTTTCCGATACTATAGCTGTATCAGAGGTAGTAACAGATGCGCCAGCAGAACTTAAACTTAAGCCTGTAACATTTCCATTTCCATCTTGAACTTGTTGAAGTGTTGAAGTTATGCCGCCAGGAACCTGCAATAAGCCTGGAAAGGATAAATTTTGTTGCTGATTCGCTAGGCTAGACATTTACTATTCCTCAAATTTGGTCGATCTAACACGTTTTACGGGGGTTTCTTTACCCTTACTGTCCCATTCTTGGGAAGTTAGCCATCCATCCTTGGATAAAGCTTTATATTCTTGCTCATCGATGGCAATTATTGAATTGTCATATGAGTCTTTGTGCATCGAGCATGGATATTCGATTGCCATAATTCACCTAAAAAAGGAAAAAGGTGGAGGACTTTATCCCTCCACCTTCAACTTACTATGGGTTATTAGCCGCAATTGCACCGTAGTTACTTGGTGATGCTGTCATAAAGTCAGTAGCAACAGGGTAAGAACGAACAATTTGAACTAAATATGTATCAGCTGCTGGAGTTTTACTTGCAGCAGTTGGGTTTACATAAGTGATACTGATAGTATTAGCAGCTTTTACTCTTGCGCCAGCTATAGCAACGCCAGCAGTTTGAGCTGCTGTAGTTGATACCGATACAAAATCACCTACAGCAACGCCAGTAAGAGTAAAATCTTGCTCGGCAGTGGTAATTGTTGCAACAGCAGCAGGAGTTACTGCTAAAGATACAATAGATGTAGCGCGGATTGGTGCGACTGCAACTATATTAGGGCCTGGATTACTCATATTAAAATACTCCTATTAACCAGTGATACGGCAAGCCAGCTCAGGATAAACTGTGCTGAAACCATAAAGAACATCAAGACGAGTCGGCAATTGGTCAGAGTTAATATCGTATTGGCGAACCAAACGAATTGACAGACCATCAGCAGACGCACGTCCAGCCATATCAACACCTTGAGGCAATAACAGATCAGCAGTACCAAGAGCAAAAGCATCGCGATGGAACGCAATAGCATTGGCGTAGCTTGCACCAGCAGAACCTGAAATTACAGTAGCGTTGCCAGAAGCAATAGTACCAGTGGTGCTAGTTACGTTTTGGAATTGACCGCTAAATACAGGTGTTGGGAATACTTGAACTGTTTGTGAAGAACCAGTACCAGTAGTCAACGCAGTTACTACGAAGTTACGCAGTGTGCCAGTTGATTGACGGTTTTGTGGGTTCACAGCGTAAACGCCAGGTATTGTGAAAACAGTACCTTGAGTTAAAGTTTTACCATTAGTAATAGTAGCAGTTAAACCAAAAGTAGTTGCAGCATTAGTTTGAACAGAACCGCCAGCTTGTGCAGCTACAGCGATAGTGTCAGTTCCAACGATGAAAGAACCAGAAGTAAAGTTACCTACGTTTTGATCCATTGCAAAGTTGAAGCCTAAAGTGCTGTCGCCCATTGCGCCTTTCTTGAATATTTCAGAAATAACACCTTGTGGGTTGAACAAGTTAGTCAAACCAGAAACGATACCAACATCAATAGTAGGATCAACAATAATGCTTCTTAATTCATCAACAGGAGCAGCTTCTTGGTTCAATCTAGCACGAGCAGCTAAGATTGTGTTCAAAGATTGTGCTTGAGTTGGTGAGTTAGATAACACGCCAGGAGTACCGACCATGTTATATACGTTCAAGAATTGTTGTAGACCGTCATAGTCGATTTTGTTAGCAACCGCAGCAATAGCAGGCTTAATAAAACGATCTGAGAAGTCAGAAATGTTTAAGCTTAAATCTTGAGTTGTAAACGCCATATCAACACCGAACTGAGTGTTCAGAGTCAATGGAACGTAAGTTTCAACAGAAGATTCAACTTGAAGTGCAGGGCCAGTTCTACCAACATAACGAGGAGGTTTTCTCAAGTTAATAGTAGTACCGATTTTTGCGCCTTCGATGGCAAATTTGTCGTCATATTGACGGCTGATTGCACGAGTAAAAACTAAGCTGTTGGTCAAGACCCGTAGAGCTTCGTTTGTAATCATGCTTATGGTAAGCAATTGATTAGACATATTTGTCTCCAAATGAAAAGAAAAAGGTATTTAGCCTGATTTATTTCCAGATGGGAGCCAATCCCTCGAATTATCTGTACTGAGGTTGCCTAGCTATTTAAACAGGCAAAAGTTTAAATAGATGTGAGGTCATTATATACCATATCATATTTAAAATGTACATAAAAAAATGCCACCAATATGGTATTGGTGGCGAGTCGGAGAGTTTTTAGCGTTTTAGACGTGCTACCAGTTTAGCTTTATCTTCTGCATTACGAGCAGCTATATATTCTGAAGTAGACATTTCAGCGTAAGATTTCGTGCCATTTACAGTACCTCCAGTCCCATTAATAGGGCGTATTGGCTTTGGTGCTGAACTTGTTCTGGCATCTTGCCTGACAATCGCTGCTAATCTCATACCTGCTTGTACAGGCGACATATTAGAGATTTCATAGGCTACATCAAGGTTTCTACCTAATTGATAGGCTATATCAGGGCCATTTTCCATACCTAATATAGCTTCTCTGATAGTTTGGTTCTGAGCTAATATCGGATCTGATGTAATTCTTTCAATAACAGAATCGTAATCCGCATATCTAACACGAGCAGCTGCTTCAGCCGTTTCTAATTTGGCTTGTGCAGCTTGTTGGGTTTGCAATCTTGCCCGTTGCTCATATTCTTGAGCAACAGCTTGTTTCGCCTCCATAACCGCAGATTCACGGGTATATTGCATCATTGCATCCATATACCGAGGATCATACTGACCGCCAGCAAATTGTGACGGATCAGGTGGTGCTAATGATGGTGCTTGTTGCTCTTGAGCAGGAGAATACTGTCTAAGTATTTGCTCCTGCTGCTCAAGCATCTTTTCCAAACGCTCTGCTTGCCTTCTTGCTTCGTGCTTATCACGAGTTAATTCATCAATCCGTTTCTTATACCAAGGGTCTTGTTTTTCGGAGGTAGGTTCTTCAGTTGTTTCTACCTCCTCCTGATTACTTTCCGATTCAACTTCTTGTGATTCAACTTCTTGAGTCTCTACGGGTGTACTTTCGATTATTTCTTCGCTCATTTCGTTTCTCCGGGTTTTGCTTCACTTGTTAATGCTGCAATATCAGGTTCCCTTCGCATAGCACCAGGTCTAACAGGTTGACCAGCAGGTGCTTGACCTTGTGGTGCGCCTTGAGGCATACCTTGAGGCTGTGGAGGTGGTTGAGTTGCCTGCATTTCTAACTGTTCAAATTCTTGATTATTTTCTACTAGCTCTTGAGTTCCCATACCCATCATTAAGGTTAAATTTTCTCTGACAGCAGCTTGTAATTGCGTGTCTGTCATCATAATTTTACCTTCCACGTCCATGCGTTTAGTTTGGGCTTCAAACCATTCACGTTCCTGCTTTTGAAGTTCAATCATGCGTTGGTCACGAAGTTGAGTAATTTCTTGACTCATATGCTCCATTTGACCTGCCAATTCATCCATCATTTGCCGAGCTTGAAGGACTTGTGGATCAACTTTATCGCCACTCTTAGCTACCGCTTGTATTTGCGGAGGTAGCATGGCTTGAAGTCGTTTGCTGATTTCTTCAGCTCCGGGCCAATCCATATTTTTTAACATCAAATCACCGATGATATTGAATAATGATGGGTTAGCTTGAGTTAAAGTCAGCATCATTGTGGCTGCTTCATCGCGTTTAGTTGCATATGAAGGGCCTGCATCGCAAACAACGTCATAACGTCCAATAGTCGGATTAAAAATTGAATCAATCGCAGTATTTTCAGTATTAGCGGACGGAGTTTGAATGTTAGGGTTAAGTTGTACAGTTCTTGGCGTTCCATCTTCACCTAAAATTCGTGCAACTCTGGGTCTATCATAGACTTTTGGAATCATATCCAATACAACACGGCCAATTTGACGAACGGAACGCGATAAATTGTCTTGATAGTGGAAAGTGTTAATATCAGCCTGTTTTTGCCTCAATAACAAGGCTCTACCAGACGTTTCATTAGACTGTGCGCCTAACGTAGGTTGGTAAATCCCCATGCTTTGCATGATGTCATTTTCAGCTAATTGAATAGCTTGCATGATTGCGGGGCTTGATTGTGGAGGCATTGCGCGTTGAGGTGAGCCAACAGGTGTTCCAGCTATTGATACAGGGTCATATTCGAGGTAGGCGACCGATTCTTTGTTTACCCTTCCCCAATTAGGGTCAGTTTCAAATTGCCCTGCTACACCTATAAACGGAGCTTTAGGCGACAATGCAACATTTTCAGCATTAGCAGATAAATAATAGTTATACAACCGTTGAGCATCTTTAGCATTGCGAATCAATCCTGATAAATAACGTCTACCTTGTAGCCATAGTTCATGACCGATGACTGGAACAATAGGGATATACTTCGTAGGAAGCTCACCACGTTCTAAAATAGTATCGCCAGTAGCTTTGCACCACATACAGCGTTTTTTATCAGCTATACGCACCTGTGATGGGTCTTGGGGATCAGTTATTTCTACTTCTTCATGCTCTATATAATAGTATTCAGCAATACGAACGCTGTCTTTAGTGTACCAGCCTTGAGCATCGCCATTACCTGCATCATCAAAATGCGTTTCGTCAACGCCAGGATATAAACGTTCAAATTCATCTTTGGATATTTCTTCCGCTAAAATACACCATTCAGCATCAGAACCATCTGGTGATTTGCTGTGCGGGTCCATGTAGACCTTAAATGGATCAGGTATCCGGTCAATGTAAATTTCTTGATCGAAACTGGAATCATCAGCCCAGTCATTACGAATACGCACATAACCGATACCCATATCCACTTGCGATTCCACCGCAGTATCGTAAGCCATACCAGCATTGCTATTGTCTTGAATATGGCGAATCAACCCCTGCAATACTTCTGCGGTTTCCTGATCGGCTTCATCGTTGACCGGACGGATACGAATACTGGGAGTATTCTGACGAATTTCATTAACCACTCGATCACGATACTGAAGCAATCGGTTAATCACCAACATTGGGCGTTCTTTACCTGGGCGATTACGATCATACTTTGCAGACTCAGGCCATTGATCGCCTAATCGTGCAAAACGGACATCGTCCAACATTTCCTGTCTATTGACAGAAGTAAACTCCACCGCAGAACTGAAACGCTCGCGTATCTCCTTCAGCGTATCTTCATCCATTTTTTCTTCGTCCGTTTCGGTATCCATACCAACACCAAATGATTCCATTATTGAATCTGTATCTAAATTTGCCATGATTTTTCCTGAGCTATTAAAATGTTAAGCGCCCATCCAAGAAGAAGTGCTTCCCCCAGATGAATTATAAGATCGATTTCCTCCTTCCCTATGCTCTCGCTGTTCCCTATGGGCTACCGGAAACGCAAAAGTAACCGCTAATGCGTCCGCTGCATCAGGTGAGGCTAAACCCCTAGACCGCATTTCTTTCTTACCTTCAAGAAAGATAGTCCCTGAAGAATTAGGCTTCTTCATAGGCCCTATTAAATCAGATTTCAATTGCCTATCCTCCTTAATACTGGCAGTTTTTAACCAATCCCTCATTGCGCCCCACATCTCTGCGCGTTTGTTGCCCCACATAATAGCATTAGTCGCCTTCCAACCAAAATTCACACCTCTTACCTTATACCGTTGTTCAACTAAACGATCAAGAATACCATAGCCTAATCCACCTTCATCGATCACCGTCAAGGCAGGGCGATACTGTTCAATTGCATCAATCACCCGTCCAACAATCGTCATGGTATCTTCACCGGAGTACCGTTTAATCGCTAATAAGTCACGCCCCTGTCTGACAATAATCACTGTTGAGTCAGCCCCACCTCGTGCAGGATCGACACCAATAACAATAGGCGCAGTTGTATCCTTATATAATGGGCGTTGAAACGCATCTTCAATGAGGTCGGGCGATATGAACTGATCTTCACCTGCGGTGGGAAATTCACCGTACACCTCAACCCGTGCTTGGGAAGAATCTTCGCCATACTCAGCAATAATCTGTTCATAAACCTGTTTATCCGTATCTTCAACCGTTCTCGCGTCCACCATACGGCTTTTCCAGAACGCTCGTTTGCCGTGAAAGCACTCAAAAAAATACCCTTCATTTCGTCTAGGGTTGCTGAAAGCAAACCAATACCGATCAAGGATATTCTCGGTAAAGAAACCAGCTCCTACCGACCATATCTCATTAGGAATACCTGACGCTTCATCAAAGATTAACATCATTCCGTCATGGTTGTGAACCCCTGCATAACTGTCAGGGTTCTCAGCGCTCCATAACTTACCTTCAGCGCCCCAATATCGAGTACCTTTCTTCAGCTGCATTTCCACCAAGTTAGTCAGCCATGTAGCTGGGGTTATCTTAGTAGCAGACAGTTCAAACCAATGCGTGTTAATTGACATGGCGTACCATCGTGACAGTTCACCCCATGTGACAGACTTCAATTGGCTTTCCGAGTTAGCTGACACGATCACCGTTGAGCCTACCCGTGTGGTCAACATCCACAATATTAACCACGACACCAATGCGGACTTACCAATACCACGTCCTGAGGAGACAGCAGAACGTAGAGTTGACATATCTACTTGGCCTTTATTCTCCTTAATATGATCGGCAATATCCCTTAGCACTTCCCGTTGCCATTTTCTTGGCCCGTGAAAGTGTTCTAATGGTGTGTTCTTCTTCCCCCAAGGAAACACGAACAACACAAACGCTTCAGGATCATCCGCTATCTTGGGCGACCATAACTCCACCATCAACGTCTGTTCTTCGTCTGGACGATATATTGGTTGTTGAGCCATTGTGAGTTTGTTCCTCTAGTTGAATCGGTTTGATTCCTTCAATGACTCGACTACGCGCTTCATCTAAGGCAGATTGTATATTAATAGTTTCAATTGACATGGATATTTCCTGCTTGGCAGTCCATCCATGAACGTGTTGCAGGATTGACAGCGCCGCTTTTGAATCACCGTTTCTAGCAGCTTCTCTTAACTGAGTTGACGCTTCCATTTCTCCATCAGCTGCACCTTTCAACGCTGCCATTTCTGCAACAGGATCGAGTTGGCATAACTGTCGATATTCGGAAGGTAACATTCCTGCGGCTAAGGCAAGCTTGTCACCTTTCAACCCTAAAGCAGCAGCATCATATATTTGTTGTAAGCGCCATTCGGTGGCTTGCACTTCTCTTGGCGTAAATGGGATTGATATCATCATCTATCCTCCTTTCAAAATTATATTTAACATCATTTACCTATGGTAGTAAAGTTTTTTACAGATAATACTAAATTTTAAAAAAATTTTTAGGGGGGTAGCTTTTCAATTTTTAAAAAAAAATTTCTTGTGGTTCAGTTTCCATTCTAAAAAAAATTTACTGTGGAGGCAGTTTTAAAAATAAAAAAAATTTACTGCGGTTCAGTTTCCAATTAAAAAAAAAATTTCTCGTGGGGGGTGTACATGGGCGACGGACGGTTCAAAATCCCCCTATCACCCCCCCATCGACCAGGCACGTTACGTTATAACATATCATTTTAAGTTAACCTATTGATTTATATACGGTTTACGGTTTAAGTATTGAATCGATTGGCTATTTGAGTACGATGGCAGGACTTGAATTGGATTGTAAGTTATTGTTATCATTAATGTTTTACATCGGTGCTTTATAAAAGGTAACAAAAAAAGACACGATTTGCATTTGTGTGTATTGTGCATAACTGTTTTTATAGTTGTACACATTGTACACATAAGGGCTATTTGCGTTCCTTGCATAGCTGCTTAATTTGGCATTTGTGTACAATGTGCATAATGTTCACACCTGTTTTTAGTCGGTAGCTTGTAACATTTTTTCCCGTAATATTATAACTATTATATTATATTATTTTATAAACCTTATAATATCTAATATATACACATTATACACACAGCTCTTAAAGCCCCGCTAATAAAGGGAATGTTGTGGGCAAAATTGCTTGAAATTCTTATACACAACGATGCCCACATTATCCACAAATTAACTATTGACAATATAACTTAATAGTTTTAATATTTACTCAAGTTCTTGGAATGGCCAGGAACTAAAACACTAAAAAAAGGTAATCGACATGTCAAAAGTAGACAAATTATTAAAAGACTTATTAAAAGCAAACCGCGCAAACAACAAAAAAGTAGTTAATGATTTCAATAAACAAAATGAAAGATTAATTAAATTATTGGCAGAGGTTAACAATGCAAAATTTTAAATTAACAATTATGGCCGCAACAAGCGCGCTGTTATTTGTTGGCGGTATTCGCCTAATATGTGAATTGCTTGTATTGATACAAACCGCTTAAAAACTAAACTATAACTAAAAGGTAGAATAAAAATGAATGTAATCAAAACAAAATATATCGGCCCAACTAATTCCAGAGGATCACGTATAAAGGCGAGCATGGGTAAATTTAGTGTGACTATTCCATATCCGCATGAATTCAGTTATGAAGTATGCCATTTTCAAGCAGTCAAGGCGTTAGTAGTTAAACATGACCTGCAGGTTGACATTGATAATATGGGTTACGGATCAGACGATAACGGCTACTACTTCACTTTTAAACAATCAGTAATGAAATAAAGGTAAATTAAAATGAAATTACAAGACTTAAGACTAGCATTAACCGCAGTGCCTAAAAAAACTGATATTCGATATTATCTTAATGGTGTAAAGATTACAAAAGACACTGTAAGCGCGTCAAATGGTCATATCTTATGCCATATCAACACATATCAGAACGAACTACCAAACAATATTGAAAATGATTATTTAATCGTTCCAGTAGAAACGATCAAAGCGCTGCTTAAAAAGATGGGCAGTAAACATGAAAATAAGGAAGTATCTATATTTTTAAACAATGGCCGATACGAGCTGCAATGTTTGAATGAAGTTGAAGTGTTTACGCCTATCGATGGCAAGTATCCATCTTTCGACAAAATATTGACTCCAGTGAAAGCAAATAATCATGATGAAAATTTAAATAAAATATTGCATCAGTTTGATTGGTCATACGTCGCGCTGGCTAATGATGCAATATGTAAATATTACGGTAACACCACACCGAAACGTTTATACAGTTGTAATGAGTGCGGTTATTTTATGCCGTCATTAGATAATGACATTATCTATGTAATTATGCCGTGCAGGAACTAAGACAATGACGGATAAAAAACCAGGTAGACCCTCAATTGCAAAAGAAGATAAAAACATCTTGCAAACTTTTAGTTTAAAACAGTGGCAAGTAAGGCGGTTAAAAGAAACAAAAAACAAAAGTAAATTGATACAATTACTTTTAACCAAACATTTTACCAGTCTACCGTAAGCTAATTTAACTTAATAATTCAATAAGGGCGCCCAATAAGCGCCCTTTTTTTATGCCTTGCACTCTGCTATTCCAGTCTATAACCTACTTATCAATCAAGCAGCTTAACATTAAATAACACGTTTTAAGGCCTTAACTATTAAAAGCAATAGTTACCTAGCCATAAAAATTAACGTGCTTAGAATCGATTAAAAACCGCCTAAAAAATAACCCTATTTCCTACTAGGTTGTAGGGTATTCTAAGCAGTATACTGAAAATCCGCCCACCAGCAAAAAAAGTTTTGCTCAACTATTTCTGAGCAAAACCCAATTTAATCCGATTTGATTTGATTTGAAATTTAGAAATTTTGGTTTTTCAATTCACAAGTGACAATTTTCTGTTTAGTTCTGGCTCAACTTTTTTCCTAAGTTCTGTCTTACTCAGCGCATTAATGGCTTCGTCATCAGGAGCTATGTAAATATGTTTCACGCTGGGGAATTCACGCGACTTAAGGCGACCCATATCTTTCCAGCCTGCTTCTTTAAGAGCATGAAGAAGTGCTGCTTGAGGAACCTTGATGTTACCTGGTGCAGTATTAACCAACCGATCACAGAGCGCATGGAATGGCGATGCTATCACTCCCGATGCAAACTCACCGACACGGTTACGCATCAGCTCAACAAGATAAGACTCAGCGCTCGACATGCCTTGCTCAACTAGGTTTATTTTGAACTCGGTCATCATCGGTGCAGCTGCTGGATTGAACGTGCTAACGTCACGAGCATACAACCAACTGGCAATTGCTTCATAGCCTCCACCTGTCTTAAACCACTCCCACATTGATTGCGCTTCTGCGTAATCCATACGAGGTGCATGTGACCAAACGCAGAACCATCGTCTGTCTTGTGTTTCTAATTGAATTGGCACAGGATCGTTTGAATAAGCCAACACAAACAAACGGTTCATCATGTCGTAAGGGTGTAATCCTTTACGGTTGATAGACAACGTTTCTGGAGGTGCAGCAATGATAGGTTTTAATTTGTTAGCAAGCGCTCGTCTTTCTCGTGCATCGGTTTCTTTTAACTCGTTAAGGACTAAGATTTCACACTCTAATGCGTAACCAAACTGGCTGTTCATCGAATCATTATCAATGTACCCTCGGTTCTTAAAGTGAGGGCCACACACTGCCCAGATGAAAGGCGCATACATCGTATCCTTACCAGCTCCTTGGTCACCACCGTGCAGAATGGCGTGATTGATCTTGATCTTAGGGTTCTGGACTTTATATGCCATGACATTAAAAATATGCTCCAATTCAGCTTCATTAGGAACTAAGTTCTTGCAATGGTCAAGCCAGCGAGTGACGTTACCAGCCTTACCCGTCACATCAGGACGTGCATCACGCCAACGATTGCCGTACATGTCACCATCCAAAGCGGTCAACATGGTTTCCCCAGCAGCGTAAGTGATCCCCACCAAAGCATGTGCGCCCATCGCCTGTCTGTTCTCGTCATAGCAAACTGAGGCTTCAATCTTACGCCCAGTATGAATGGACTTGCACTCAAGATGCCGGAACAAGGCGTTGAAAGTAGATCGGCTGACTTCACGTCTAGCAACCAAATCAAAATAAGATTCATCGGCTTGAATGTAAGCGAATCTGCTAAACCAATCTTTCTTTTCCAATCGTCCTAACTCCTTACGTTCGACTTCAGCAATAGCACTAGCCGCATCTTGGCTAAACATATCAGTAGGCTCAAGTTTAGCTAACGTGTCAACCATAACTGAGGCTAATAATTCCTCACGAATTCCATGTGAATGTTTCGGGCCACCTTCTGCCTGCACCCATTCAAGGTAGGTCTTACTGTCAAGATGTTGGCAAGACTCGTGAAAGCACATGAAGGCACGATTAACAGGATGATACCTTGCCATTGGATTGCCATCAGAGTGCGCTGTTGCGTTGATGCAAGTCACGCCCACCCAGCCTTCACCATTAGCACCCTCGATGACATCACCACGCCCAACAAGCCATGTTAAGACATCATCTTTGCCATCGTCAATCAAATCAACACGTTTAACTGTTGCGGTGTCTGCTTCACACGGAGTAACACCCAACGCTTTACATATCTGAGGTAAGGTGAACTCTAATTCAGGATTGAATTTAACCAGTACGGACTTAAAATTATCTCGACCAGGCTTAAGATTGACGCTATCAGGAAGGCGAAAATTACGAACGGCATTAATAGCGCCCCCATCAGTATAACCTGCATCAGCAATCGCTTTAATAGCTGCACTGAAATCCCCTTTTGTTGGTTGATCGTCAAGACCGAAAGTATACCCGTATTGGTAGTTACCTGGTGAAGTTTCCATAATCCATGTTGGAATCAGATCAGGCATTTTTGATTTAGTTCCAACATCATCCAACACGAGGAACGCAACCAACTCACAATTGCTTGCAGAAGCACTCGGTTTGCCATCTTTAAAACGCTTAATGATAAAACTTGCCGTGTTACAGTACCAAGCACCTTTACGGTCATATTTAGTGGGAAGGTAAGCAGGCCAAGTACATTTTTGTGCGCCATCAGCGTGAAAAAGATCGGCTTTAGGAACTTGCTTAACAAATAGACAGGTTTCCCCTTCTGGCGCGATATTTATGATATACTCTATAAAGTTCATATTATTTTCCGTATCGATACATTGTTGTTATTTCAATGTCTAATGGTATTCCCTCAGCCCAAACTGGGGGAGTACACATGACAGACATCATTCTTTTTGTAACTTCTTCAGCGTCATCTGCTTTACACTCCACAACAATCTCGTCATGAATATGTGCGATCACGTTATCTAATTGGCGTAGCGAGTATCTTAGTAGATCATTAGCAGTTGCTTGTGCGCAGTTTTCTTGGGCGATACCTTGCCACAGTCTAGCTCTAGGCCATTCTTCAGCATCGGACGCAGGTTTAAACGCTGCTTTAAGGTAAGTAACAGCGCCATCTTCTAACCGAGCAAATGGGTAATTCAACACTCTCCCAGACGGAAGAATATACCACAGATGCTCACCATCAAAAAGATAAGTCACTCGCCCTGCCGAGAACTCATGCCCCTTGTGACGCATAGCACTCATGTAAGCACGTTCTAATTCTTGGCCGTACGGAATACACCAAGGATTTGCAATGCGCCAACCGTTAATCATGCGCTTGATCTGATGCTCCGGCATCTCAAGACCGTAAATTCTAGCCATCGATGCAAACGCACCAGCTCCACCAGAATACCCTAAGGCCAACTCCTGAACTTTACCGATGAAACGTTGATCTTTGGTGACTTCCTTAACATTAAAGGTAGACTTAGCATTTTCCACATACACATCACCACCGGATCGGAAGATGTCCAGCTTTGCTTCAGATGCCACATGATTAGATAACCACGGATTACACCTCGCTTCAATACCTGCCCAATCAGCCACGACTAGAACATTACCTTTAGCAGGGATAATAGCAGGTCTAATCATGCCTTTTAAAACGTTTGTAACGCGCGTTCCAAACGGACTAAGGTCATCACCTGCCAGCATAGCTGATCGTACTGCTTCAGGGTCTTTAGCGCAGATTCTAGCCATGTTCTGTAGCTGTACACCGTACGAACTGGCTCTACCTGTAGCAGAACCACCATTAAAGACAAACGCGCCACGAACGCGCCCATCTTCAATATCAGCCAGCTCTGCCATGCGTTTAAACTTAGCCACCGATGATGCGCTAATGTCGTCAATACACTGAACAACGTCTAGCACTTCATTGGGTAAATCCATTTGCAGTAAAGCCGTCCGAGTAGCTTTATTTAAAGATAACTTCTCATCCACCATCATCAGTTCAGGATCAATTCGTTCTGCAACCCATTCTTTTAACTTAGGCGAACGTGCAGAAGCGATGCCAGTAATGTCTTTGACTAAAGCTTGAATATCATCAAGTTCAGTCGTAGCATAGCCAATAGCAGCATGACACAATGGCACATCGACTAATAATCCTTTATCATTAATGCGCTCATTGACATGGTAATCCAGCAGTTCATCATCAGATAATTGACGTAATGCCAGACTAACTTCACGCATAGCACGAACGTCTTGCTCGCAATAATGAATTAACTCAGGCAATAACGCAGTATTATAAGGAGCAACGCAACATTGACGGATCAACTGCTTACCTCGATGATCTTTCTTCATCTTGGCCGACATTGCCCGTCCAATATCTTCAAGGCTTCCCGGTAAACAATTAGCTCTCGCTTGTGTAGCGGTGCAGTAGAACTGCTCCAATTCAAAGTTAATGCCTAACACATACCAAAAGATTAGGCGCTCAAAAGCAGCGTTATGCGCGCGTATCTGACCTTTAAAGTTTCTGACACGTTCAGGGAATGGTTGATCCGGTGTCCAAGTCTGGACAGCTTCATCATCAAAAGCATAAGACATGCACAACACTTCAGTACTTCTGTCTTGTGCGTAATTGTAAACCCCATGCTTCTTCAAGTCACAGGCGCTCTTTGTTTCGAAATCTATAAATAGCATAGCTAAAAAAAGCCCCTTACGGGGCTTCTCCTTACTTAGACTGAACGTCTACGTCTGCCTGATTCTTCAGGCACACCATCTTCATCCTTGTCAGTAGATGCCTCTCCATCCAAGCCTACCCATTCAACAACTTCAAACACAGGAGTATAAATCTTACCGTACGCTTTATGTTGGTAAAATTCTTTCTTCAGGTTGATAACTGGAACAGGTTTATCTTGATCGGCATCTACTTGCGCTGCAATAGCAACTGCAAGAGTCTGTACTGAACGTTTACCGCCAACTGAAGTGGTTGAGTAACGAACTTCCAAGCCTTTATCTTCACCGGACAAACATTTTAAGCTCATACCGACTTGAGTTTCCCATCCACGTTTACCACCAGCAGGAGCAGCATCAAGTTCAGGCAATGGTGATGTAATACTTACCATCTTTTCACCTAAAACTTCACCTTCACCCCAGCAGATAAAACCGTGAACAAAAGAGAACGGATTAACCGCCCATGTAGAGTCTGATTCAACTTCAGATTCTCCAGCACCAAACACCCAATGACCAGTACGATCCATTTTAAGGATAGCAGAGCCATTGTTACCACCGACTTCAGTTTCCAAAGAACGAAGTGCAGTAGAGAGTGAAGTAACAGAAGGAAGATTAGAACCAGAAAACGCTACTAAGTTTGACATAATATTGTACCTTATTGAAGTTTAGTAAGAGCAGCAGACAACTGTTGCCCGATTAACAGCACAGCAGGACGAGGATCGTCTACATGTGCCATTGTGTTACCCGATGAAATAGAAACGGTTGATCCTTCTGGTAAAGGCTGTTTAAGCTTCTTGAGCTTCTTTTCAGCCTGAGCAGGAGAGATAAACGATGCTTCCATCACATCAGATTCTGTTAAGCCAGTTGCAAGCAGGGCTTTCTTAGCCTCAACTTCATCTGACCATTTACGAGTTGACCTTTTGGCAACCAGTTTGTAATTTGGTAAATCAGTACCAGATTCTAGCATAGTGAACGCCAATGCACGCAAGTCTTTTATCCACTCTTCTAAAATCTCAGCGTTTTGAAGGTAAGCATCAATAGTGGGGATGTCGATAGCATCAATTTTCACTTTCAATGCGCGTTCAACTGCACCCGTCATTAATGGGCAAGTAGGCTTTGCTGCACACCATTTACAATGGCTACCTTCCCTAAGCGGTGCGTCAAGTCTTTGTGATGCTTTAACAGCACTTAACAGTTGCTGTTCAAATGCTTTAATGCGTTCTACAGTCGTTACCCAGCGTTTAATCATCGGAGGTTGAATAATAATTAGCTCGACTTCTTTTACGTCTTTAAATGCCCATTTAGCATGTTCAGTACGCATGGCAGCAGCAGCGTAGAACATCAACTGTTCATTTTCTTTTGCTTCTACGATAACGCCATTACCAAACTTCCAATCCAAGACAATAGCACGATCACGTACACGACCAAGCAGATCGCAGCTGCCAAATACATCAGGAATGAAATCACCGAAATTAACTTCAACTTCGACTTCATAAACCATTTCATTTTCTGGTTCAACTTCATCTAGTAACCCCAATGCGACATTGATTTTTTCATCGATTAAATCTTGAGTCAGTATAACATCTTCATATTGATCCCCGACTACAGGTTTTGTACCAATACCTAAGTATTCAGCAATAGTATTATGAAGAAGTGTACCTTCATCAGCATAAGAGCTGGAAGGCTTTTCAGGTGCAGCATTACAGAGCGCAACACTACCTGGACAGTTGATAACACGTTTGGCAGTAGAACCACCGACTATTTTTGAATGTGCCATTAATAGATTCCCGTTTCGTTTAAAGTGAATATATTATTTCACAAAAAAATATATTGTACAAATGTTTTTTACAGTGATAAGCTATAACCTCACTAAACGAAACTGGAATACTCAAATGAACAATACACAAATAGCAGTAATCGCACTATCAATTGCTTTATCATGCGGATTTATTTTTGGCGCAACATACACCAACAACGACCAAGCCAGCGTTATACATAAAACCAGATCAGGTTCATTCATCATTCAAAAAAACTTAAAAGGTGAAGAACAAATTTATCAGGTCCTAGAATTACCTGGTAACGTTCCAAGCTTTGTAACTCCAAGGGATTAAATGCTAGAACGTGACATTGAAAAATATTTTAAATGGATAGTTGAAGTGAACGGAGGAAAGACGTATAAATTCACTTCACCTGCCCATCGAGGTGTAGCAGATAGAATTGCTTGCATGTCAGATGGTTCGTGCTGGTTCGTCGAATTAAAAACAAAAGGGGGTAGATTATCAGAATTACAAAAACTATTTGCACAAGAAATGATAAGGCTTAACCAAAACTATGCGTGTCTTTGGACAATAGAACAGATTGATAATTGGGCAATAGAATGTTTGGGATTACATATTTAATTAGATTGATTATATGTTTAGTAATTTTAACGGTCATGCTTCCGCTGGCCATCATTAACTTATGGGTAATGAAATGGAAATAGATCAAGACATAGACTGGTTGTATGCACAAACTGTAAAAGGAGGGCTTAAACGTCCAACTGAGAAACAAGAAGATGAATTTGATTATCTAGTGAGCCGATATAGACGTTTGTTAGGGTTAACTGTATCTTCAGCCAGAACACGAGCTTTCAAGGAAGTCATGATGTGAAAATACCAACCTTATGGAGTTATCCAATGCCCGACAAAAAGATGGTTGGGGGTAATCATTACTTATTACCGATCCAACCCGTTACTTACATCCATGCTAACAAGCTACCGTTTATGGAAGGTAACATAATAAAGTACATTACGCGCCATCGAAGCAAGAATGGCGCAGAAGATATAAAGAAAATCATACACTACTGTGAACTA